TTCAAACAGAACAGAATTCAAATAACTAAACGTTCTTTTTTTGTCATGATTTGGTTTAACAACTTTATTTAGGATTTGTGTAGGGATTTGTATTTCTTTATCAGACCATATATTGAATGTAGCCAACAACAAACTATACATCTTATCTGTTATTTTACCTTTGAATGCCATAGTCATTGAGATGAATGAAGCCATTGTTTCTGCAGCAGACCATTTTGTACAATCACCATTAACAAACATCATTTTGTTACCTGGATCAGAATTTTTAACATGATATATTCTATCCAACATGTTTTGCATACTAATCATTTTTTTATCCCCTGCAATTGATATTGCTTCATTAGGATTGGATTCACATATTTCTCTAAAAAAATTTTCACAACAACGAGCCAATGACTTTGCACCAATATTTATTACATAAAACTCTCTTTTAGAACCATACTGAGATTTTATACATATATCAGCTATCATCTTACCTTTCTCAACAGCTATAAAGTGTTCTGCTAACTCAATTGTCTTTGAAATTTTAGGATTGTCTATAAGAACATCCAAAACAGTTTCAAACACTCTCTGTCTGACTTTGAATTTATTATAGTATTTACTATTTGCTGTTAACATGTATGTTTGAAGTTTTGGTAATTCTTTCTCATCAATATCAGGGTATAAATCTAGTACCTTTTTGTTGTATTTTTTAATTTCCCTTTTTGTATATTTTTCATTTGGCACCAATTGTCTATTTATATCACTTATAACTGCCTTTGTACTCACAACCTCTGATAAACTTTCATTATTTATATTGTTTATAATTTTTTTGAAAAATGGATTATCTTTTTCAATCATTCTTTGAGTAGAATAATATATACAATTTGTGAAACAACCAATTTTTATTTCATCTAAAAGAAAACTATTCAAGTCTGATGTAGATTTAAATATACCATTTTTTCTATTATCTGATAATTTATCATATTTAACTTGATATTCATTTATTGTCTTTATGGCATTAATATATTCATAGTAGGTACTGGATGGTTCTTTTAAAGTATGAACATATATAAATGCCTCATCCAAGAATTCAACAATTGAAGTCAAATTATAATCAAACCATAGAGAGGGAGCATTAAACTTTCCACCAACAGTTTCAAAAACTCTCTGTCCATGTTCAAATTGTGCTGTTTTCATTTTAATGTTACCTTCCTTACAATTCTGGTTGATGATTTGTAATCTTTTTAATATTCTATTGACCATCCAACATTCTAGAGAACATTTATAAGGAGGACCAAACTTTTCCACTAGTAACTTACTAATAT